GGTCGAAACCTAAACACAGTAACGCTCGCACTTACTAAGGCTTATCAAGGAAACGAAGGCGCACTTAGCCGACTAGGAATCAAGGCACAAGAAGGCGCAGATGTTTTCGGAATGCTTGAGGAGCAGTTTGCCGGGGCTGCTGAGACCGCTGCTCGCAACGACCCCTTCCAAAGACTGACCATCATCTTTGGCGAACTGCAAGAACAAATCGGTCAAATCTTCCTGCCCTACCTGAATGAGATTGCAGACTACTTTGCAAGTGCAGACTTCCAAACAGCCTTTACCAAGATGGGCGTTGGTGTCGGTGAAGCCGTCAGGCAGATTGACAACCTATTCCGCAAGCTCACCGGTAGCACCGCACTAACCTTCTTCATTAACCTGATTGACGCTGCTGCTGTTGGTCTGGCTCAGATTGCTTATGTCATCGGCGATGTTGGAAACATCATCGGCAAGTTCTTGTCGGGAGACTTTGTTGGTGCATACAAGGCTCAGGCAACATTCTTAGACAGATACAACAAGTTCGTCAAAGACATTTATGACGCACAGGATAAAGCCGCAGCTGCAGCTGGTTCAATCAGTAGCGACAACAGATTTACCAATCTTCTCGACAACCTTGGTGGTGGAGGCGGCGGAGGCGGCGGGGGTAAGAGTCCGTTTGAAAAGGTGCAGGGCTTTATCAAGCAATCCCAGAAAGCACTCGCCAGCGCACAAGACCAATACACCAAGACCATTGCAAACGCTCAAAAGAAATACGCTGAGGCAGTTCTAAAGACTGAGCAAGAGTTTGGTCAGAAGCTCGCAGACATAGTCCAGAAGTCACAGGACAGGCTTAGAACCGCTTTCGAGCAGGTTGTAAGGGTTTCACTTGCCGACATCTTTGAGGTCGAGGAAACCAAGTCTGTCGCTAATTTAGTGCAGGGTCTAACTACAAGACTTGCAAAGTCACAGGCATTACTTGAGAAGGCTGGCAAGCTAAACGCTGCGGGATTCTCTCAGACATTCATCGAGCAGGTTGTAGAGGCTGGAACTGAGACAGGCAACGAACTCGCTTCGGCAATTCTCGAATCCACTCCGCAGACTCAGGCCGAACTACAGAGACTATTCCTAGCACTTGAGTCAACAGCCGAGACGGGCATGGACTCACTTGCTCGCGAGATTTATGACAAGCAAGGCTTGGCAACAAGGGAACTGAAAAACCTTTATGCACAAACCCAGACTGAGCTGACTGAGGCTCTCAAGCAATTACAGCTCGACTTCAATCAAGAAGTCATTGACGCAAACCTGACGCTTATCTCGGCAGTTGACAAAATCCGCGAAGCCTTCCAAGAAAACATCGAGTCTATGAAGAGTGACCTAGGCGGTCTTGGCAAGGTTGTTGACGAGTTTATGAAGAAGCTCGGCAAGGTTGAAACCGATGCCAAGGCTCGCGTTGACGCTGTTGCTTCTCCGGGTGCTGGAGGAGGGGCTACTGGCGGTGGCATGAGCGGTGTCAACATGGCAGCATCGGCAGTCACAGACGCAACTGGAATCTTCATTGACTCAATGAGCGATGTGACAAGAGTTATTAACTACCTGCAAGAAAGAATAAATGCAGCAAATGAGTTTGCAAACCAGTCTGCTATCGCTGGCAGAACTGCCGAGGCGATGAGTGCAGTCAATCTAAGAAACCAGTTCCGCTCACAGCTGGGACTGATTCAGACGCTCGGCACAGGTGCGGTTGGCACAACCATAAACATAAATGTCAAGACCGACTCAACGCAGTCTTTGGCGATGGTTGGAAAGACTTTGGGTAACACCATCACCAAGTATGTTTCGGCAGGTGGTCAAGTTCTAGTGAGTCCGACAAATTGAGCCAGCCAGTCCAGAAGGTAGAGATTGGTTTTGACATTCTTTCATCTGGTCTCGGACCTTACTTTATTCTTGATGACCCGATAAAAGGAAAGCTCAATAACACCGAATACCTTTTGGCGGGTGTTCTGTTTTTTGATGTTACAAACCTTGTCAAGTCAGTAGCTATTCAGCGAGGTAAGAACAGGCAGCTAGACCAGTTTGACTCAGGTCTTGCCAATGTTGTCTTCAACAACAACGACCGCACCTTTGACCCTGAATACGCATCATCTCCATATGCCGGGCAGATTGTTCCAAAGCGTCAAATCAGAATTTCGTCAGGTGGGATTGTTCAGTTTGCAGGGCTTATTGACGATTGGAATTTGAGCTATGAGCCGAACGGCGATTCAATTGCATCAGCAGCCTGCTCAGACGCAACATCCTCATTCGCCACTCAGACCATCGCCACAAGAACAAACTCAGTCCAGAAGTCAGGGGAAAGAATAAACGCAATCCTTGACCTGCCTGAGATTAACTGGCCCTCAACTTTGCGTGACATTGAAACCGGTCAAATGACACTAGGTGCTGACACAATCCCCGACAACACAAATGCCCTGACCTATCTGCGACTAGTCGAGCAGAGCGAACCCGGTGCGTTCTTTATTGGTAAGTCAGGAAATGTAATCTTCCGAGACCGAATCGCAGCACCGACCTCCGGCGGGATTACTCTGTCTGATGATGGAACAGGTATCCCCTATCAGTCGCTAAGGGTGCAATACGGCTCAGAACTTTTGGCCAATGAAGTTGTCGTTGAGTCCGACATAACAACCACGCAGGTAATAGCAAGAGACTTAGATTCAATTGACACTTATGGAATCTTCAACCTGACTCGAACTGGGCTTCTAATAAACAGCGACACCGACCTAGCTGAGCTTGCCGAGTTCTATGCCAACAAATACTCACAGCCCGAATACCGCTTTGAGTCGGTAGACATCCTGCTTGACGAGCTAAGCCTGTCGCAACAGGCCGACCTCTTGGGGCTAGAAATCGGTGATGTTGTCGAAATCAAATTCACCCCTAACGGCATAGCACCCGCAATCTCTAAATACGCCGAGGTAATTCGTATTGACAACTCGGTTGACCTTGAGAACCATGTCATGTCTCTAGGCTTCTCGACACTTGATTTCGCGCTGTTCGTCTTGGATGACGCTCAGTTTGGTAAGCTAGACGCAGGCAACGCGTTAGCCTTCTAATAGGAGAAAAATGGCAGGTTTAGGCCGTAAAGTATTTACCGCAGGTGAGGTTCTAACCGCTGCGAATGTTCAGGATTACCTACAAGACCAAGCAGTCATGGTCTTCTCTGGAACTGCCGCTAGAGGCTCGGCCCTCGGCACTTCCGTCATCAGCGAAGGAATGGTCACATACCAGACCGACTCAAACACCATAACTGTTTATGATGGCTCAGTATGGCAGCAGGTTTATCCTGCATCGGTGACCTCAATCGCAGGCTCACAGGTTGCCTTCGGCGGAACTACAACCACAACCTCAATGACTGCGACTTCCGCTCTCGACAACGGAACAATCTTTGTCAACGGAACTTCAGCTGTGACGATTACAGTCCCCGATGTTCTAACAACTTGGGACACTCTGACCATCTGGCGTAACGCTGGCGGAACTGTAACCATCGCCGCAGGAACAGGCGTGACCGACTGGGCAGGTGCAGGAACAGCTGCAAGCGGAACTGCAATCAGCCTGACCTTCAAGATTGACCAGACTTACAATGCCGCAACTGTTCAAAAGGTTGCAGCTAACACCTACCGAGTAGTTGGAAAGATAACTGCATAATGCCTATTCCAATAGGAATCCTTGCTCAAGCAGGGTCTTCTGTTCTAGCTAACCTTCTTTCATACCTTGTCATAGCAGGTGGTGGTGGTGGTGGAGGTTCTATTGGTGGAGGTGGTGGAGCTGGTGGATATCGCTCAAATGTCTCTGGCGAATCATCTGGTGGCGGTTCATCGGCTGAATCTGCATTTACTATTCAAACTGGCACAAACTACACAGTTACAGTAGGTGCTGGTGGAAGCTTTGGTGGAACTGAGGCTGAGAACATTGTTGCTACCAACGGCAATAACTCAGTATTTTCTACTATTACATCCGATGGTGGAGGTAGGGCTTCTGGTCTAAGAAGCGTTATACCTTATTCCTATGCAGCCAACTCTGGTGGTTCTGGTGGTGGTGGAAACTACGACACACAGACAGGTGGGGCTGGAACTACTAACCAAGGTTTTGCGGGTGGTAATGGTAGGACTGGTTCTGGTGGTGCTGGGTCTGGCGACCCTTACGCATCTGGTGGCGGTGGTGGAGCTGGACAAGCTGGTGCAAGTGCCACAATTACTGGTTCTGGTAAGGGTGGCGATGGTGTTGCTTCTGCTATCACAGGCACTTCAGTAACTCGTGGTGGCGGTGGTGGTGGTGGAGCTGACAACGCAAGACTTAATCCTTCCAACGGAGCAGGCGGTTCAGGTGGTGGTGGAGCAGGTGGCAATGGTGCTGCTGGAACTGCTGGAACTGTTAATACAGGTGGAGGTGGTGGAGGTGGTGGTAATCAGCCTTACTATCGTGGTGCTAATGGTGGTTCTGGTCTTGTTGTTCTTCGTTACCCTGACACCTACTCTGTAACTATAGGTGCAGGTCTAACATCTTCAACAACAACTTCTGGCGGAAATAAAATTACAAGTTTCACCGCTGGTTCTGACAATGTTTCTTTCTTCATCCCTGTTTCCTTTACAACTGACTTTCTTGTCATCGCTGGTGGTGGTTCTGGAGGTGGGCCTGGCTATGGTGGTGGAGGTGGTGCAGGTGGATATCGCACATCTGCTGGAACATCTGGTCAAAATTCATCTGCTGAGTCTGCACTTACTCTTTCTACTGGAACTAATTACACAGTAACTGTTGGAGCAGGTGGTAGTAGCAACGCTAAAGGAAGCAACTCGGTTTTCGGCACTATAACATCTGATGGTGGTGGAAATGCTGGTCGTGAAGCAAGTGTCAATGGAGTAACAGGTGGCTCTGGTGGTGGTGGAGCTTTAGCAAGTGGTGTCGCTGGAAATGGAACATCTAATCAAGGATTTGGCGGTGGAGTCGGT